ATCTTATATTTAAATTAAAAACACTAAAAGGTCATCTAAAACAAATTGATAAATGTCTAATTAACTATATGCAAAACTCAAACGAAAAATCAAAATGTTGTAATAGTCCATCATTTACATCAAGACATACAGTAAAAGGAACTAGAAAACTTTGCTGTAATTGTGGTAAACCATTTGAACCCCAGTCCATTCCCTTAGATAGAAATGAGAGGAAATGCATCGTAGGAAATCACGATATATGTATTAGACCAAGTTGTCCTTTATATCCTAGTAAAGATATTGAAAATGAAACCAATTCGGTAATACCAGATAATTATCCTCCCCAAACAGATTGTGAATGTAAAGAAGGAGCAAGTGATATGTGTAAAGCCTGTCATAACCCATCAGTAACAGAGAGTGATTGTCGTTCTGATGGTGGATATACAGGAATAATAGGTCCATTAGTAATAGAAAGCACAAGCTACTCACACTTATCTCATACTCATTGTTGGGAAAATGTAAGAAATGCTATGCCTTGTGGAATACCACTAGAAAAACATACTCAATGTTGTTTATGTGAAAAGTTACCCCCTAACCTCACCCCAGAGAGTGTTCCTAACGTCACCCCTCAGAATACTGAGGTAGAAGAATGGTACAAAGTATCTTATTATGCTAATTGTAAAGATTGGGACAGACTTATGCCTAATGATATAAGTGTTAAAACACAAGAGATTACTATATTAAAAACAATAAAATGAACATCAAAGAAGTTAAAAAATTAAATAACCTTGCATTGAAAGGTACAGAAGAATTTAATCTATCAGAATCTGGTTCTATAAAATTATCTCGTCTTTTAAAGAAAGCATATATACTTGGTATAGAACACTTTAAAAAAATGATCCAGGATCAGAACACAGACGATATAGATAGGGGATAGTTTGTGTATTTTAGTTAGCTACCATCAATTACAGTCCGGGAGGACGTATGTCATAGCCACCGATTTATTGGACTAAGGATCGACCACTTGGATATCAGTATGCTTAAAAATTTCACATATTGATTTGCTGATAAATAACACACAGGGCGTTGAATCACGGTAGCCAACTAAAGTACATAAAGTTATCCCCAGATATATCCACAATTTTATTGATAAGTATTTGCAAAGATTTTTATAGGGAGTATAATGATGAGAGATATTATTAATTTATTTTTTATTACATGAGCCAAACATTTGAAGTTCGAGATTTGCGACAACAAGACTGGGTATGGACAACAAAAAACTTTTTGTTTAATCCACTAGTTGATGAAAAGATGTACAAAGTGTACTGCGGAATTGCGGCCTATGCTGATAATCAAACACAACAGGCATACCCTGGAATTGATACACTTCAAGATAAATTACATATGGGAAGAAGCACGGTAATTCGTGCTATTTTGCTGTTAGAAAAAAGACATTTTATTGAAGTAGAAAGAAAACTCGGAGAACATAATATCTATACACTACTCAATGATGGAATGTCATACAAAGATGCACCAAATGAAACACAACAAGATACACCAGCAGATATAACAGAAAACTTTTTCAAAGGAATAAATGATCTTAGAAATAAAAAAGAAACAGATGAAGTAACTGAAGAGGGTAAGAAGATGAGAGAGTTCTTATGTGGACTAAAAGAAAAATACCCAAGAGCAGAGAAAGCTGTTATATGGGATGAGATACAGAAATTTGAAAGATACTGGACTGAACTCAATAGCACAGGCAAAAAGATGAGATGGCATAAACAAGAAACATTCCAGGTAGATAGACGATTAGTTACATGGTTTGCAAAAAAGGATCAATTTAAAAAAGTCGAAATTAATAATAAACCTAAAAAGAGAATTGTATAATATGCAAAAAGAAAGACGGTATAAAATATCAATGATGAACGGCAAGGAGTACCAGATTGATGAGTCAGACCTTGCAAAGTTGAAAGATAATGCAGATGAGATGTTGGTACAGTTGAAACAAGTGATCGTGCACCCGGCATCAGTTGTGGCAATAGAACCACATTTCATAGATTTTGTAAGAAAAGCAGTACCAAACCCAATGGGGGGGATGTCGATATGTGATCAACAGGTACCACCAAAGGCGATACCAGATATGTTCGGAAATGAGATATTAAAATTAACTGAAGGGAAACAAATATGAAATCAAACCTTAAACTAGTAGGAATGAAAATGAGACATGAAGATGGTAAAGATATACTACAGACAACGATAGTAGATAAACCAATACCATGTAAGAAATGCAAAATTAATGCCAGAGTACACGGATCATCACACTGCCAAGAGTGTACAAAGAAATACAAATTAAAGAATTTTAATGACGGTCGATTGCAACAAAAAATAAGTAAACAAATTAATAATTAAATGTTATAATATATATATATGGCAAAGATAACAATAAAGGCAACAGTTGAAAAAATTGTTGTTCAAAATGGAAAAAAGGATGCACAAGTTGTGATCACAGTTCCAGTTAACTCAGTAACTGATATACCAACAGGAGCAGTCTCAGTCACTATTGAAACATTGCAATCTGCATTGTTTGGTCCAAATAGTGAAAGTAAAAAAAGTAAGAAATCTAAATAATTATATGGGAATCGATATTGAAACAGATGTAGAAGTTCCAGCAGCAGATGTTGGTGGGGATCGTAATCCAAACAATAACGATACCTTTGAAGATTTAGATGATAATGCAGACACAGTCGTACAAGTTTAATAATTTAATTTAAAAAAATAAAATGGACAATCTAGTTGAAGTATTACCAAACATAAATGGTATGACAGGTAAGGTTTACACAAAAAGAGAATGGTTAACATTCTATAAAAATGCATGGACTCGTAATGCTATGGCCAGAGCTATTGATGTATTAACTGATAGAACATTAAAAGCAGAGAACCCAGACCAAATAGTTGAATCTGGTGATGATTTTGTACCAGTTAAGGTAAGATTAGAAACTCGTAAAATAAACTTACAGGATGCATTAAACATTCTAGGTGGTATTGAAACATTACTAGCAATAAAAGATTCAGAATTTGATACTCAAATATTGAGTAAAGAAGCTCTAGCTGTTGATGAAGATATGATACCAAAGGAAGCACCAGCTCCTGAAGTAACACCAGAGACACCAGTAGAACCACAGAAAGAAGAAGCACCAGCTGAAGAATCTTCACAACCAGTAGAAACAACAAAGGAAGAAGAAATAAGTAACGAAGCTAAGGTCTAATAATATAATGAGATATCAAATAGGAAAACCATATGAGAGTGATCCAATTGGTCAGTCACAAAAACTGAAACCAATAGATTATGACATACCAACATATGAGCAAAACTTAAGGTATCTCAAACTATTAAACACTGAATCACTTCCACTCTTTGAGAAATCATTAGAAATAAGAAAGAGAATAAAAAAACTATATGAAGACCCTAAATTTTACAGTCCATGGTAATCAAGAAAATAGGATAGGTAATCCAATCCCATGCGTACGTATGACTCAAGGTTCTCAATGGTCAGACCCAGCAATGAGATACAAAGAGTGGAAAAGTTTCGTGGTTGCACAGTTTATAGATTTAATCCAAGGAATGACAAAAGAAGAACGAATGCATTACTCGGATATAATCAACCTAAGCGAAAAGAAACCAATAAAAAAGAGTGATAGGAAAATAGTTGTAGATTTGATGATTTACTTTAAAGATAATTCACACGCAGACTGCGATAATATTTTTAAGGGAATAGCAGATGCACTGTTTATGAATGACAAATATGTAGTTGGTAGTTTCGATTATAAGATGGCAGAACAAGGAAAGGTAGATATAAAAATAAAATTTACATAATGGACTGGAATCAATTAAAACAAAATAAGTGTCCCTATTGTAGATCAATCCTTGTGTTTGATGACGACAATGAAATAAATTGCACAAATTGTGTATTTCATATATCTCCACAAAAATATAAAGCTATCCTTGAGAATAGAACAGATAAAACAAAAAAGGTTTATAGATTACATTGGCAAAATTTAAGGGTTGGGAGATGTCCGATATGTAATGATGAATTAAGGGATGCAGTAGGAAAGTATGAAATAACTGAATGTGTTAAATACCCAGAATGTTCATTCAAAATAAGGAATGACAAAATGGAAATGATATTATCAGATCCATTACATCCAGCTCATCAATTTGATTATTATGACAATCCAAAACAAAAATGATATAAGATGTCCAATGTGTACAGCAGAGTTTAACCAGACTGCATTATTTTTAGCAAAAGTTAAATGCTGTCCAAATTGTGGATCTAAACAGATACCACTTAAAATATCAGAAGATGGATATGTAAAATTAAACTGGCAAGAGATAAGAATACTATCAATTTATGCACAAAGATGGGCTGCAACATTTGATACAGAAATAAAAGGAAATAGAGAAGCTCTTATTATATTAAATCGAATCATTAAAGATTTATATAAATACAAACCATTGAATGCTGCAAACTTAGATCCAATGATAGAAAGCAAGGAAATAGTAACTGCAGTAAAAGATAGGAGAGACCAAGGAATACCATCGCCGTTTTTTTTATTAAATAAAAAGTTTTAAATTACTAATTTATTAAATTATTATGACAGAAATAATAAACGAAAAACCACCCATATATAAACAAGCACATGAATGCTTTGAAATTGACGATTCGTGCACAATTTATACCTATGGCGACAAGATATACAACCCAGCAGGTATAAATGTGCCTGAGAGCGTTGTAGAGCACGAGAGAGTGCATATGAGACAACAGAGAGATATAGGTGGACCAGAGATATGGTGGAATCGTTATTTTGCAGAACCAGACTTCAGACTAAGCCAGGAACTAGAGGCGTACGGCCGACAGTACTGGTTTTTTTGTACCCACAACTATGATAGGAATATGAGAACAAAATACTTATGGAAGTTATCTAGCATAATGAGAAGTCCAATGTACAAGGTCGGAGATATTAATCATAACGATGTCGTGAGAGCAATCACACGATGGGCAATTACAAATGACTAAAATAATGAATAAGCAAATAAGATACTTCTCAACATTTACTGGTATCGGTGGATTTGAGATTGGTATCAATAAAGCATATGAAGAAGAAAACAATGATAATAATGGCGATACCACTAGACCCAAAAAGCAATCAAAGAAATGTGTTATATCTAACTCAAGGAATAGCACCAACGGTTCAAGCATCATTCGGAATGGGGGGAGGAAATGTGCCACTGATTTATCAACTACCAAGGGGGTACAACAGGGGGGGGCTTCACAAAATAGTTCCAACAATAAGCAAGAATCAATGGGAGTACAACAATTTACTTGTGTTGGATACAGTGAGATCAACAAATACTCAGACCAAATTTATCAAAAACATTTTAACAACAAAAACTATGGAGACATCACAAAAATCAACGAAAAAGAATTGCCAGACTTCGACTTGTTTGTCGGAGGATTCCCTTGCCAAGCTTTTAGTATTGCTGGAAAAAGAGGGGGATTTGACGACACCAGAGGAACACTCTTCTTTGATTGTGCTAGGATTATCAAAGAAAAACAACCACAAAACTTTATACTGGAAAACGTCAAAGGATTGCTTTCTCACGACAATGGAAGAACTTTCGCAACCATCATCAATACGCTTACAGAACTGGGGTATTGCGTGGAATGGCAAGTGCTTAACGCAAAGAATTTCGGAGTCCCCCAGAATAGGGAAAGAGTGTTCATTGTCGGACATATTGGAGGAATCCCCAGACGAAAAGTATTTCCTATCGCAAGAACAGACAAACAAATTGATGAAGCAAGTAGGGTTCAATCGATTTCCAATAAAAGAAGAGAACTAAGTAGAACACTACTAGCTAGAGATTACAAAGATCCAAAGGTTGTACAAGTTGCAGATTATAGAAATGATGAGGGATTAAGAATAAGAAGCGAGCCGATAAGTCCTTGTCTAAGTGCAAGAAGAACAAGTGCAACTGATATATCAACAATGCCACCAGTAGTCGGAGTATTTATAAGAAATCCTTATAATGGCAAACAATCAGAAACTGAAACTGGAACACTTGGAACTTCTTGTGGAACAACTACTGGTAAAACTGCTCAATTGCTACATAGCAAAACTAGAATAAGAAGATTGACACCACTCGAATGCGAGAGATTAATGGCATACCCAGACGGATGGACAGAGGGATTGTCAGATACCCAGAGATATAAATGCTTAGGAAATGGAATCGTGAGTAACGTGGTCGCAGAAGTAGTTAAAAGATTATATTTATAATTTATGGAAAAAGAATTTGTAATATGTGCAGCGGTTAGAGTGAATGGTTATGTGTGGAATGGTCATAGACACGGCCACGCAATGCAGGCAATGAGAGATGAAATAGGATGGGAGATGACAGGTAAGGAATTACACGATTTTTATATTGGAGACGGTAAAATGGAGCAAGGGTTTACAACATCAAGGGGTAGGTTTGTAACAAGAGAAGAGGGTCGTCAATTACAAGAAGAAGCTGGAATAAAATCAGTTGATAAAGATGGTTACAGAAGTAATACTTTATTTAGTGAAGATTTATATCAGTATAATAATAAATAAAAACAAATGATTAAACTAGAATGGAGAACAGAAAAGCGAAAGGTTAATGATTTGATACCTTTCGAGAAGAACCCAAGGAAGATCACTGACGACCAAATAAAACGGTTGAAAGCATCGATTGAGAAGTTCAATATCGTAGAAATACCAGTAGTAGACACAGACAATGTACTTGTTGCAGGCCATCAAAGAATGAAGATAATGCAACTAATAGGAAGAGGTACTGAAGAAATAGATGTGCGAGTACCAAACAGAAAACTTACAAAAGAAGAATTTAACGAATACAATGTGAGGTCCAATAAGAACACAGGAGAATGGGACTTTGAATTGTTGGCCGACTTTGATGAAACAATGCTAGCAGATGTAGGATTTGAAAGCCGAGACCTAGATAAGATATTTAAAAAAGCAGACGATGATGATTTCGATGGAGACAAAGAAGCAGAAAAGATAGTCACACCAACATCGAAGTACGGAGAAGTATATCAGTTAGGGAAGCATAGATTGATGTGTGGAGACTGCAGTAAGACCGCAGATGTAGATAAACTGATGGGGGGGGTACAAGCAGACATGATATGGGTAGATCCACCTTATAATGTTGCATATTCAGGTAGAGGAAAAAATACATCCAATACAATCAAGAATGATAACATGGCAGAGGCAGACTTCAGAACAATGTTAACATCATGGTTTGCAGGATTAAAACACGCAGCAAAATCAGATGCACCATTATACTGTTGCTATGCATCAAGAACACATAGAGAGTTTGAAGATGCACTGAACTCAAATGGATATGAAGTAAGAAATCAGATCATCTGGGTAAAGAAAGTAGCAAGCATGGGATGGGGAGATTATAGATGGAAGCATGAGCCGATACTTTACTGCCACCAGAAAGACACATCAATGCCATTTTATGGAGATAGAAAACAATACACAGAGTGGAGTGAAGAAATGACAGATGAAGAATTACTAAAGTTTGTAAAAAAGAACATCGAGAAAGAAGAACTTGGCGACTCAACTGTGTGGAGATTACACCGGGAAATGAAATATGACCACCCAACACAGAAACCAATAAAACTCGTATCAATTGCAATAAGGAACTCAAGTAAAAGAGATGATGTAGTGATAGATTTCTTCGGAGGTAGTGGATCGTGTATGGTAGCGTGCGAACAATTAAACCGTACGAACTACACCATGGAGATAGACCCGAAGTACGTGGATGTGATTATAAAAAGGTTCGAATTATTAACAGGTAAAAAAGCAATAAAAATATAATATGAAAACTGCAGAATTTGTAAGTCCAAGACACCCAGATAAAATGTGTGATCAGATAAGTGATGCGATATTAGATTACTGTTTAAAACAAGATAGTCACGCAAGAGTAGCGGTAGAGACAATGGGAGGGCATGGGAAAATAGTAATAATGGGGGAGGTTACAATTAATGGTGAATTGAATTATGATCATCTTATAGAAATTGCTCATCGAATAGCAGGAGAAGAATTATTTGTAGAAGTAAGAATTGTAAAACAATCAATAGAGATAGCAAACGGTGTAGACGATGGTGGAGCTGGAGACCAGGGGATAATGATAGGTTATGCTTGTAGAGGAAACTCTGCATTGATACCACAGGAAGAATACCTAGCAAGATCACTCAATAAATATATTTTTGAAAAACATGGATACGATGGAAAAACACAGATAACATTGAATGATGATGGAGAAATAGAAACAATAGTAACTAGTTTTCAAAATGTATCAAAAGAAGAATTGCTAGATTTAATAAGAACAGTAGATGGTGGATGGTTATCATCAGTTGGATGCCCACAAGCAAAACAATTCCATATCTACTGCAACCCTGCAGGTGACTGGAACCAAGGAGGATTCGATGCAGACACAGGACTCACAGGAAGAAAGCTAATGGTAGACAACTACGGTCCAAACATACCAATAGGAGGTGGAGCATTCAGTGGAAAGGATGCAACAAAGGTAGATCGAAGTGCAGCATACATGGCAAGATATATTGCAGTAGATATGCTAGATAGATACCCAGACTCATTAACTTGTCTAGTAAAAATAGCATATGCAATAGGGAAAGCAGAACCAGTAATGGTAACAACAGAGATGACATTTAAAAATGAAGATGGAGTATTAGAGTCACAGATCGTAAGTGGATATGACCTAACACCACAAGGAATCATAGAGTTTTTAGAACTAGACAAACCACAGTACGAAGAGACAGCACGATGGGGACATTTTGGTAACGGATTCAAATGGGATAAGGGGTATAAGTAATATGATATACATCACACTACCACAACCAATAGAGCAACCAAGAGTAGAGATGATAATCCCCAGTAAACAAGAAGAACCTACCAATGGGAAGAAGAAAAAAGATAAGAAGAATAAATAAATGAACACTACAGATACCACACAACATCATAGAGAAGATAAAGGAGTACCTAGGGGTACCGTAATCATTAAGAAATGTGATGAGTGTGGTAGTAATGTAGAGAGAATGGTAGACATAGAAAGAGTGATATGCTTTAACTGTAGAAGAGAGAAGAACAGAGTATATGCACTAGAAAGTAAGAGAAGAAAGAGAGAGATGTAGCAATACTGCAGAAAAGGGGTATAATTTAAATAATAACAAACAATGGCAACAGATAAAGACAAAAAACTTACTTCATTAAATTTCCGTTCCTCTACGCGCGGGAGAGATGATGTGCAAACTAGAAACAAATCAGCTTTTGAAGAGTTTATTATTTGGTATGCACTACCTAGACCACAGAAAATAAAACTAGGAATTGAGACACAGAAAGATTTTGCCGAGTATAACCATATCACTGAAAGAACACTAACCAATTGGATAGACCGCCCAGAATTCATGCCAAGAGTGAGAGCACTGTGGAAAAAATGGGGACAAGGTAGAACACCAACAGTCATACAAGCAATTTATAACTCAGCAGTCGGTGGTGGCAAAGAGGCACCGCAAGCTCAGAAGTTATGGATGCAAGTGATTGAGGATTTTAGTGAGAAGCAAGATGTTAAAGTTACTGAAGAAAAAAAGGTCGTGCTCAGCGTAAATGATATCAGATACGCAATAGAGCAATTACCAGAACCAATGAGAACAAAATGCTATGGATACCTTCGAGAAATTACCGAGGACATTATCGCGATCAGAAACAGTAGAGACATTGAAGATGACGATTGGAATGAACGACCTACGCAAGCAATATCAATCGAGACCGATAACGATGCACAAGACGTTCGATACATCGAGTCAACCAATGAAGTGGCCAAAAGTGATACGCCAAGCGTATGCAGAGATATGGTCAATGCAGTTTCCAAGAGTCATAATCAAAGCGCCGAGAGGTGGTGGTAAGAGTAAGTTACTCGGAACAATAGGATTCGATGATTGGTACCTACGAGAAAGAAAAGTAGTTAACATGGGAGGTAGTGCTGTCCAGGCGAAGATCGTGTACGATTACTTCAAAGATTGTACAGAGATGGATGCATCAATTAGTGATAGCATCAAAGGAAAATCAAATGCAATAAGAACACTAGGAGTAGCTGGAAACTACTTCTCTTCTGTTACATCATCAACAAAGCAGACTCGTGGAAAACACCCCGATACATTCATCAGTGACGAAACCTGCGAAACAAGTGATGAACTAATACACTCAGCATTGCCGATGGTGGACTCAAGTCAGAGACCACTAGTGATAATGGCAAGTACATTCCATAAAGTATTCGGTATATTCCAAGAGACATGGGATAGTGCTGAAGAGAGAGGTTACCACCGTATACAATGGGACATTTTTGATGTTTGCAAAACATTCTCTGCAGACTTCTGGGATAGAGAGGATATCAAGAGCATTGGAGACATTGCAAAACTAAAAGCATATGCAAAAGGAAGAACAGGAGACCCAGAGGGATGGGTACCGATAGAGAACGTCATACAAGCATGGAGAGAGAAGCCAACAGACGACTGGTTCGAAGTAGAGTACCTAGGAAGTAGACCATCGACAGCAGGGCTAGTGCTTAAACCAGAAGATGTAGACGCTGCGATGTTTGATAGCCAGAAAGAAAAGTTGTATAATTATATTACAGGAGCGACGTGCATACTCGGAATCGACTGGGGTTTCTCATCTATGACATCAGTTGTAGAATTTATGGCACACAAGGATAGTGTTGTAGTCCAGTTGGATTGCAAAACCTATCATCAAATTAAAAGTAGTGTTATAATAAAAGAGACAGTGGAGAAAGTTCGCAAGCATGGTATCAGATTTATTTATGCCGATAGTGCTGGTAAGTTTGAGAATGCAGAATTGCAGAACGCACTCGCAAAAGCTAACCTACCGTGCAAAGTTGTTGAAGTAGTATTCGGAAATGAGAAAGTAGAAATGCTAGGAAATCTACGTGCACACTTTGAACAAAAGAAAATCAAGATACCATTAAAAGTTATAAACAAAGATGAATGGGTAACCAACAAAGAAGCATACTGGCAATACAAGAGATACAGATATCAGGAGGGAACAGATAAACCAGTGAAGAAAGATGATCACATACCAGATAGTACAATGTGTGCATTACAACATTTCAAGTTAACAAAGTTCGCAAGACCAATATCGGTCGAGGTCAAAACGAAAATGAGAAAGGAAGAAGTAGAGAGAGTGAGACCAGTGACTGCAGGGCTTAGAAAAAAACAATTCTAATAATAAAAATATAAACATGATAGAAGAAAACAAAAACATTGTAACGCCTCCACAATTACCATCATCTGCAACTGTAACAGTACCAGTTAGTACATTAAACACAGCACCATCACTACCATTAAAGAAATCATTTCCAAGGGTAGAGTTGGGAGATTCAGGAACAAGGGGAATACGTGGAATTATTAGTGAAGAGTATAATCCAAGTTTACAAGGAGTCCAAGGTATTAAAATATTTGATGAGATGAGAAAGAGTGATGGAACAGTCCGTGCTGCGGTACTAGTAACAACACTACCAATCAGACGTGCAAAGTGGTTTGTTAATCCAGCGATACCAGGAGATGCAGAGTCAGAGAAACACGCACAGTTAATCGAACATGCACTCTTTGACTGGTTAGAAGATATGACATGGGATGATGTAGTAAGACAGGCACTATTAAGTGTGCCTTTTGGTGTTATGGTGTTTGAGAAAGTATATGGCACAAAAGATTATGAGGGAACAACTTATGTTGTGCCTAGAAAGTTAGCACCACGACTACCAAAGAGTATTATGCAATGGGAATTGAAAGACAAAACATTCGGAATACAACAGATTAGACAAGACGGACAACTCGCACAGATACCGGGAAGTAAACTGCTTATTTTTATAAATGAAAGAGAGGGAAATAACTGGTGGGGAAACTCAATGATACGTGCAGCATACAAGCATTGGTATTATAAAAACAATTTTTATAAGATAGATGCAATGGCATTCGAACGTCAAGGATTAGGAGTGCCAAAGATTAATATGCCATCAGGTTATACCGACAGTGATGAAGCTAAAGCAAGACAGGCTGCACAGAACCTAAGAGCAAATGAAGATGCATATTTGTTATTGCCAGATGGATATACTGCAGAGTTCATGAACATGGGAGCAGGGACAACAAGAGATCCACAGAACTCAATCAATCATCACAACAAAGAAATACTGCAGAGTGTACTCGCACAGTTCCTAGAACTAGGTGCGACTTCATCGTCATCAGGAAGTAGAGCATTGTCCCAGGATCACAGTGACTTATTCTTGAAAGCAATCGAATCAATCGCAAACAACTTCATTGCAGAGATAAACAAAAACCTTATACCAGAAATAATAGATTTAAACTTTGATGATGTTAAAGTATATCCAGTGCTTGATTACTCTGGTATCACAAAGGTAGATGTTGCAGCACTTGGAACAGCATACGGAGCATTGGTAACTGCACAAGCAATCAAGCCAACAAATGAAGATGAGCAATATCTACGTGGAGCATTAGGACTACCAGCAAGAACACAAGATGATATGTCTGAAGATGATCCAACTGAAGAAGATCAGAAAGACGGAATGGATATAGATGTTGTTGAAGAAGATAAAACAATTGTGGACCCAAACAAGAAAGAAGATAACACAATCGTAAATAATAAAACAAAAAAGATAGATCCAAAAAAACCAACACCAAAAGATAATAAGAAAGTAAATGATGCAATTGATAAAACAAAGGAACCAGTTTCAGCACACGAACACACAAAGAGAGTAAAGAAGTTTGATGACGGTAGAGGTTATATGTCATGGAGACCACTCACATTCGCAGAGAAGAAAGTAACATGGAAGAACATAGAAGATGTGATGAATACACTCCAGGATCAATTCACTTCAGATGCACAAGTACTGCTTAACTCATCAAAGGACTCATTCATGAAGAAACTTCATGCAGCAATGGAATCAGGTAACACAAAAGACATAGCAGACCTAGAAGTAAACTTTATATCTGATTACAAAGCATTGATGAAAGACGCGATGAAGAGAGCATATGAATACGGAAAGGTAAATGTTTCAAAAGAAATGGGAGTAGATGCACCAGCAAATACAGCGTCAAGTTTAGCAGAGATTGACCTATTGGCAGATACAATCGCAAACAAAACAGCAACAGACATCGAAACAAAAGCAAAGATATCAGTAGCAAGTGCTCTTCGAAAAGATACAAACACATTGCAAGCAGTAGGATCCATAGATGCCACACTCGAAGAATCGATATCTAAGAGCATTACAGGGGCAAGTGGACTAATCATAGGGCAAGCGATGAATATCGGCCGTAATGACGTTTTTGAGAGAAATACAGCCATGATACACGCACTACAGAGAAGTGAAATACTAGACAATGTGACTTGTGACTTCTGTCTATCGATGGATGGACTCACAGTCGAGCCAGATGACTCATGGGCAAGTGAGGGAGAGTTCCATAACAACTGTAGAGGTATATGGGTCGAGATACTCAAGGATGAAGAAAACTTACCAGAAGTAACTGGTATACCAGATAAGATTGGAGATTACTATGGAGGAGAACCAAATGCGTTGGTCCAACCACCAAAGCCAATCGTTACACCGGGAAGTTTAGCATCTGACTATTTACAAAATAGTGATGAGTAGTGTTTAAAAATTATCAGTGTGTTATAATATAAATGTAAAAGACATGACTAAAACATTTAAAAAATCAAAACCAAATGACAAGTTCGTAGGAGTAATACCTTTCGAGTTTGACGATGGCGATAAAGGGGAAGATGACAAAGTGGCAGTACCAAATGTCATCCATCTGATACCGATAGGCGAATGGGCACACAATGTCTATGGACCAATCATCATCAATAACTCTGACATCAGAGAGTTCGCACAGAACTTCAATGCAGAGATAAGAAAGGGAGTATACATCACAGCAGGCCATGAGGGATTTGAAGAATTGCCAGCAGTAGGTTGGATAAAAAAGGTCGAAATGCGTGATGACGGTTTATGGGGAGAAGTAGAGTGGAACGAGTATGGCATGGAAGCACTTCAAGATAAGCAATGGAAGTTCTTCTCTCCAGAATTGTGCCGGGACTATGAGGACCCAGAAACACACGACCTTTATCGCAACGTATTAACAGGAGGCGCACTCACGAAGTCACCATACTTCAAAGAGTTAACAGCGATCGTCTTCTCAGACAAAAACATTAGTAATAATTTTAATCAAACAATGCCAAAAACATTAGAAGAAGTACTCGCACTTGATGTAACAACATTAACTGACGAAGATAAAAAAGTTCTAAAGGATAACGCAGACAAATTGACTGAAGAACAGAAAGTCACATATGCCGATGTTATCAAAGTAGAGGAAGCACCAGCAGAAACTGAAGAAGAAAAGAAAACACGTGAAGATAAGGAAGCAGAAAACATCGCAGCAGGTTTGAATGCTGATGGAACTCCAAAGGAGGAAGAACCAGCACCAGCAGAAGTTGTAGAACCAGTTGTAGAGACACCAGTAGTAGAAACAGAAAAGATTGAGATGAGTGAGAAGAATGGAATAGTGTCAATGTCAAAGATGGCATTCTCTTTATTGGAAAAGAAAGCCAATGAGGGAGCACAAGCATTCAAAGAACTAGAAGCAAGTAAACTTGAATCAGCAGTCGCATCATTAACATTCAGTGACAGCAATAAGTCTGGTAGATTTTTGCCTAAGAGTAAGGACAACCTCCGTGCTTTTATGGGAAAATTAAATGCTGACCAAAAGAAAGCATTCTCAGACCTCATAGCAAGCCTGCCTAAGAACCAGGTGTTCAGTGAAGAGGGAGATGGTGGAAAAGAAGTAGATGCAAGTGTAGAAACAGAAGTAGAGGCAAAGGTAAATGAAGTAATGAAAGCCAACGATAAACTTTCATACTCAGAAGCTTTGAAACAAGTAATGTCAGAAAATGCAGGGCTTGAGGAAAAGTATGATCGTAGTTTAAAAGGTACTAAGAAAGTCGAAGCATAACATTAAAAATAATTTAGTCAAACAAAAAAATATATGACCAATTCAATTCGTGATTTTGAGAAGAGTTTCGTTTGTGGAGCAGCTTCTCTAGCAACAAAGCAATATTATATCGTTAAACAACACACAGATGGCACAGCTATTCTTGCAGCAGCAGGAACAGATAAGATCATCGGTGTAGTTCAAAACAAACCAGCAGTAGGTGCTGCTGCATTAGTACGTTTCTTAGCAACAACAAAAGTCGTAGCAGGTGGAGTTATCAATCCAGGAGATTGGGTAACATCAGATGCAAACGGAAAAGCAATCGCAACAGTAACTAACAAAGATGTATGTCTTGGAACATACCTAGGAAGTGCTGCTTGTGCATCAGGCGACATCATTGAAGTACGCATAGGTATTCAAACATTGTCAGCATAGTTTTAAGTCGAACAAATAACCAATTACAAATAATCTAAATATAAAATATTATGTTAGTACAACAAGACGTCGTAGTCGACCCAGCATTAGGAAATGTTTCAATTAAATACACTAACGATGTATTTATCGCTGACCTTATCGCACCAATGGTAAAGGTATCAAAACAGACAGGTAAGTATTACATCTATGACAAGAGTAATCTACGCATAGACAAGACAAACCGTGCAGCAGGTTCAGGAGCAAATGAAATTGACTTCGGAGTAGCACCAACAGGAGTGTTCGCCTGTGATGATCACGCCCTAAAAGGTTTCGTAGCAGATGAAATCCAAGACCAAGCAGATGCAGCTTTGAATCCATTAATCGATGAAACAGAAACATTGACAGAAAAGATGTTGTTAGACCGTGAAAGTAACCTTGCAACAATTTTGAGAAGTACATCAAACCTTACTCAAAACACAACACTTGCAGGTACATCACAATGGAGTGATTACTCAAACAGTGATCCAATCGGAGACATCAGAACAGCTAGAATTACAATTCATCAAAACACATTCAAGAAACCAAACACTCTTATTCTTGGAAAGCAAGTATTTGATACATTATGTGACCACCCAGCAATAATCGAACGTGTAAAATACTCACAACTAGGAGTAGTCACAGCTGAATTACTAGCACGTGTATTCCAAGTAGATACAATCCTAGTAGGGGAAGCAGGTTCAAACACTGCAGCAGAGGGACAAACAGACTCACTAAGTTATATCTGGGGAACAGACGCAATCGTTGCGTACATTGCTCCAAAGGTAAACATTAAAATGCTTACTCTTGCATTAACATTCACATACGGAGTACGTGAAGTTAAGAGATGGTATGACCAAGACCGTGAGGGAACATATGTTCGTGTTGGTAAAGATAACTATGTTCAAAAAGTTATTGCAGCACTTGCAGGATACCTTATCAAGGCCTGTGTGTAGTTAAAAATTAAAAAGCACTCATCAACCAAGGTCCACGGAAAACTCGTGGACCTTGGGAGATAGAGTTGAGATCGTCTCTCGCTCCATAGTGCATAATAAAAACAACCATGACAACAGTTTTAAAGAAAAATATAATAGAAGTTGTAGCAGATATTAGAACTCATAGAGGAGCAATTAAATGCGAAAGTGGACTTGCTGTAAAGCATACTGCTGTCGCTATTTTTGATACTGCAGGAAACGATAGTGCAGGTGTATCAAATAAAACAATTACAGCACACGGAACAGGTGTGTACTTACCAGCAGGAGCAATCGTAACTGATGCTTGGTATGATGTTAAAACAACATTCGTATCTGCAGGAGCAGACGCAGGAACAATCGCAGCAAGTGTTGTGAATACAGGCGACTTGACTGCTGCAATCGCAATCAGTGATGCATCAAATGTGTGGGACGCAGGATTGCACGGTTCTGTAGCAGGAACACCATCATTAGATGGAAATGCATTAACAGCAATCGCAGGTGCAGCCGCTTGTGCAGCAACAATGATAAAGTGTACTGCAGAAAAGCAAATCACTGTCACAGTTGCAGGTCAAGTATTGACTGCAGGTAAGATGGCAATCTTCGTAGAATATTATATCGGGCTTTAATTAAATTTATAACTTATGAATAAATACAAAATATTAAGTGGGCTTAAATACAACGGAACAAACTACTCAATCGGAGACATCATTGATGGAACTGCTGAAGAGTTTGAATCATTAGTAAACGCAGGTGTGCTTAAACTTGATGATGGGTTTGAGACAGAACCAGAAGTAATTACTGAAGTAGAAAAACCAGTAGACACATGGGGACCACAACCAGATGCACCAATTGAAACAACACCAATTGAAACAACACCAAGCGATACTGAAGTAAAGAATGAAGTCATAGATCCAACACCAGCAGAGGAAAAAGTCGCTGAGATTGAAAAGAATGCAGTTGACATCACTCCTGAAGTAACTGAAAAAACAAAAGTCGAAGAAACAACACCTGAAATAACAGGCGATAATCTATAATAAATTATGACAAACACTACATCGGTCGTAACATTAAAAGCATCTGGTGCGGAGTTGGTATCAACAACCAAAGCAGGTGTAAAATTTAGAGATACATACAAGGAAGCAATGGTGTTGCTTGATGTAACTGTACCAGCAACTGCAGTAGGAGATACACTTGATGTTTACATAGACACAAGTACTGATGGTGGTACAACATGGGTAAATGTTGGCCACTTTACACAAGTACTAGGAAATGGTGGAGCAAAGAAATTTGTGATGGCATTAAACTCTAGTAATCCAGGAGCAAGTGCAGTAACAGATGTCACATCCGATGCAGCAGCGGGAGCAACAAGACAGTATGGAGTAGCAGACCGTATAAGATCACGAAGTGTGATAGCCGGGGGAACTGCATCATTTACATACAGCGTCAAAGCGTTCCTAAAGTAATCGTATTTTTATACTCTCTCTGATATAATTATCGGAGAGAGAAATAAGAATATAATATATGGCAAATAAAAAAGTAACACTCACAACAAAGAATAGAAAAGTAATATTAAAAACTAAAAATAGTCGTGTTACTCTCCGAACTAAAACAAACAAAATAATATTATGACAAAACAATTTATTGCATCAACTGAAGAGTTTATAAAGAAAGAACGATCATCACTCGCAAATGATTGTGTACTCGGAACAAATGTATCACTTACAGTAGCCGATAATAACGTAATGACACAGAATACATTCGTAGTTATTGGGTATGAGGGTGCAGAAGAAACAGAGATAGCAAAGATAAATGCAAGTGTTACACCAGGCCAAACAATCGTGGTAGATAAGCTATTATTTAACCATAAGAAAGGTACACCAATAACTATATACTCATACGATAAAAGAAAGTTCTATGGTTGCACTTCTGCGACTGGAACATTTACAGAATTGACAGCATATGGCTCTCCAGCATTAATACAAGTAGATGATCCACAAGGTACAACATTCGAATACAACGGAGTAGAGGGATACAAATATTTCAAAGCTACATATTACAACTCTGCAACAACTACAGAGACAGACCTAGCAGATAGTGATGCAGTACCAGGAGACCAGAGTACAAGATACACAACAATATCAAACATTAGAATTCAAACAAACCTAACAAACAATCCATACATAACAGATGGAATGATTGATGTTTATAGAACACGAGCTGAAAACGAAGTCAAGAGTATTATAATGTTTAGATATGAATTACCACTCGTAGAGATACCAGCAATCATAGAAAACTGTGCGACATTACTCGCAGCAGGTTATATGGACTATAAAGAGTTCGGAAGAGATGGAGAGGGTGTGAAGTGGCTAGGAGAAGCACGTGGAATACTAAACTCAATAAAGAAAGGAACACAGAGATTGATAGGACAAGATGAACAAGAACTACCAACAATTACAACTGCAAACACAGTCCAAGGATACCCAGATGGAGTAGACAATAGAAATGGACCAATCCGAATGTTTACAAGTAAACAAAGATTTTAATTATATGGCAGGAAAATATCTCACATTCTCAATAGAGGGAGATGTCCAACTAAGTAGAAACCTATTATTATTATCAGAGAGAGTAAAAGATTGGACCCCGGCATTTAAGGAGACAGCAGATACACTTAAAAAGATATTCCAAAATGATGTGTTTGAAACACAAGGAGGAGCCATCGGAGAGAGTTGGTCGCCACTCAGTAGGGCATATGCACAACAAAAGGCCAAGAAGTATGGTAATAAGGGCATTTTGCAAGCTACAGGGCAAATGAGAGCAGGGTTCACAACCCTAGTAAAGCCAGATATGGCAGAAGTAAGCAATAGGATTGATTATTTCAAATACCACCAGAGTAACAAACCGAGAAGTAAGATACCAAGACGTGTGATGATGAAGCTAGAAGAACACCAGAAACAGATAGTCGTTAAAATATTTCACACATACTTTTATAAAGCAATGCAAAAATAATATATGGAAAACCAAGAATATATAGATCCAATAATGAAGAAATATGCAGACCTAATCAATGTGTCTAATTCTCGTTATAAGAGAACATATTATGGGGACCCAGTGAGAATAGGGGCAAGTGAATATCCAGTATTGATAATACAAAAGGTCGACACACAAGTTGGCAATTTAAGTAATGCCGAAGATGTACATTCTATAAGATTAATGTTTACAGTTGTGACAGATGTGAGAGACACAATCAGTGACGATAAAACATTGGTAAAAGGAATCAATGCATTGTATAATATACTAGAGGGGAGAGAAGATACATACCAACTAAGAACAGACTCACTTCTTTATATATTAAGACACAATGTAGAGATAGATGTAGCAAACAATCTTCGTACTGATTTAAATACAATGAGTAATATCAATTATGGAGTAACAATCGGAAAGAGAGGAGCAAATGAATCATCGGTCTCAATAGAGGGAACGATTGAAGTCACTGCAACATTCACACAAGTACGTTAAATATTATTATTAATATAAAAAATATATGGCAGATATAAAAGAAGAAAACAAAAAAGAAAAAGCAGGTGTAATTGTTACCAGTAAAAAAACAATTGACTTCCCATCAATAGGATGGGGAATACATGAGGGAGAAGAACGTGAACTACCAGTCGAAGTGGAGTCACAAAAAATCATATTAGCAAACCAAAATATAACTTTAATCAATAAATAAATATGACAAAAATAGCAGGAAGACAAGTTGAAATAGGAATAGGTATCGAAACAGTTGCTGGTACACCAGTAGCGGCCGCAGATTATTTCAAATGGGATAGTTTCAGTATCGTAGGATACAGTGATAAAATCAGTCTTGATTCAGCAAGAGGAATAAGAAACAAATCATCAAATAGTTTGATACTTAAAAAATACGGAAAGGGATCCGTTGAGTTTGTACCAACTGTAGATATTATGCCTTACATTCTAGGACTAGTTATGGGGACAAGATCATCAGGTGCACACGCAGGAGAGACAACTGTGTACGATCATACATTCTCAATACAAAACAATAATGCAGCAATGAAGTCTGCAACATTCTTTGTTAAACAAGGTGGAGTACAAACAGAAAGATATTCAAATATGGTAGCCGACTCATTTGATATCACAGTAGATAAAGATTTTGCAAAAGTAAAACTTGGAGTACTTGGTGCATTCCCAGATACAGGAACAATCACACCATCATACACACAAGATACACTGTTCACACGAAATGAATTAACTGCTAAATTTGGTACATCAGTAACAAATGCGATAGCAGCGTCAGCAACACCTTTGACAGCATTCTCATTGAGTATAAACAACAATGTACTGTTTGATGATGCATTCTTATCAGGAGCAAATACACCAGCAGTCGGTGGATTTGTAGCAGGACCACTTGAAATCAAAGGATCATATACATTGCAGTTTGCAGATACGACAGAACTTGCAAAGTATCAAGCAAATACATTGAATGCAATGGTTGTAAAATTAACAGGTGCAAACCTTGGAGTAGTACCAACACCAGAAGCTATAACATTCAAACTAGGAAAATTGTCATTGATAAAAGCACCTATTGAATATCAAATAGATGGTTTGACAATGTTGAAACAAGAATTCACAGTACAATACGATGCAACAGACCTAGAACTTGGAGTAGTAGTAACAAATGGATATGTAGGTACAAACTATCAATAATTAATAAATTAATATCTTATAAAACAAAATGGAAAACGCAACATACAAAACAACAGGTGGATATACATTAACACTAAAACCTTTTATCACAGGTAAAGATAAGAGATACATTACTGACTCATTCCTAGAGGGAGCAGAGATAATGGAGAGTGGTAAATTTAAAATGATACCAGGTAAGCTACATATAGCTGAAGATAGAGCAATTGAAACAGTTGTAATATCAGTAGATGGTCCATCAATAGATAAAACATTATCTATTGTGGAACAGGTAACATCACTACCATTGAATGATTTTGAAGAAGTAATAAAAGCTGTAAATGGTATTACTGACTCTAAAAAAAAAGAATAGAATACACTGAAGATTTAAAAAATTATTTCGATGGTAAACTGTCTGGCGATATCTTGATGTTACAAATCATGAAAGAATACGGATGGGACTATTACACATATATAAATCAACCAGTGTGGGTTGTAGATTTAGCAAGGGAGAAACTAAAAATGGAAGCCATTAGATCCAATGCAAGTCCACAAACACAACAATAAAAAATTATGGATGACTCCCAATTAAAAATCGTAGTAAAAGCAATTGATGAAGCAAGTGCAACACTGAAGAAAATCAGTGATTCTACGACACAGATGGGTAATACCATAACACAAGCAACACAGAAGTCGTCACAATCGTTCGGGGATATGTTCAAGGCCATGCTGGGTAGCCAGGTGGCTTTTGGCATATTACAGAAAGGATTCGAAGCAGCAAAACAATTTATTGTTGATAGTATGAAAGCGGCAGAAGAATCACAGAGAGTTCAAGCACAGTTGTATGCAGTACTTCAATCAACTGGTCAAGCCGCAGGTGTAACTGCAGATGCAGCACTAAATCTTTCAAAAGCATTGCAAGAATCAACAACATTCAGTGATGAACAAGTATTGTCGGCCGAGAATATGCTCCTTACATTTACAAAAATAGGTAAGGATATATTTCCACAGGCAACACAGACAGTCCTAGACATGGCTACAGCTCTTGGAGAAGATACAAAGAGTGCAGCGATACAACTAGGTAAGGCACTCCAGGATCCAATACTAGGGGTCACAGCACTAAGACGTGTCGGTGTTAGTTTTAACGAAGATCAAGTAAATCTAATAAAAAATCTCGTAAACACAGGGCAATCACTACAAGCACAAACATATATCTTAAAAGAACTGTCTACAGAATTCGGTGGATCAGCTGCAAATGCCGCTGAGACATTTGGTGGTAAAATAACACAATTAAAAAATAAAATAGATGACATTCAAGAAGTAATAGGTGGAGCAATGCAAGCGTCATTGTATACATTAATCGGACAGTTAAGTGGAGCAGCGACAGGAGCACTTGGAACAAAAGAAAAGATGCATGAATTGGGATATGAAGTATACTCAGTAACTAATTTTATTGTTGGACTAGGGCAAGCAGTAGCAACTGTCGGTAAGACACTAGGTGTAGGTTACAATGTCATAAAACAAGGAGTCACAACAGTAGCAACTGCAGCAACAGGTATGGTGTCTGGTTTTTCTTCAGTATTCGATAACCTTTTCGGAGATGGAAAGATGAGTCAATTTACTGAAGCAACTCAAAACTTAACATACGGAATGGTGGACCAATTACAAGAGGGTTCAGATAAACTTATTTCAAGTGGTGGAGATGTACAGAAAAGCTGGGAGGGAATTGGTCAGACAATGACCAAGACAAGAGACGACTACGATAATATGACTAAGGAGATGGAGAATAATATTCAAGCCACTCTTAAGGTAGCAAAAGCACAAGAAACAGCAAAGGCATCAGCGGTAGCACTTACAGAATCACAAAAGAAACACAAGGAAGCTATCTCTGGGTTAACTGATGAATACAAAAAGATGTCTACTTCTGGTAAGACAACTCTTGCTGAACTTGCCGACTCATTCAGAGATAAAATGAAGTCAATAAATGAATCAATTGAATCTACAAAGAATAGTATTTCTGATTTAGTTTCTAGTTATTCACAAACACAAACTGATAATACAAAATCAACTGCAGAGGCTGTGGTTGCATCAGAGACAAAGATAGCAGACATCAAAAAACAGATGGCAACTGCAGTGGGACAAGACCAATACAAAACACTAGCAGACCAACTCGCAGCAGAGCAAGCAAACTATGATTCAGCACAAGCATTCAGAGATGCCAATGCCGTTGCAATTGAGGAAGCAAGACGTAGAGCTAAGGAAACAGACCTACAGAGAACAATAGAAGATTACAATGCCAGAGCAGTCCTTGATGCAGCTGATTACACCAAGAGAATGGCACAGTTACAGAAAGAACTAAAATCAAAACAAGATGAAGCAGCTCAGGAGCAAACATTGTATCAACAAAAAGTAGATGCCATAAATAAAATTATGGATGATGCAAATGTTTACTATACAAAATTATCAGATGCAAGATTGAAACAAACAACAGATGAAGTCAATGCAGAGATAAAATTATTTCAAGCACTAGCATCTGCTATCAGTCAAACAAAATCATCAACATCATCATCACTTTCAACAATAAGCTATCCATCAGTAGCAAAACACGAGTCAGGTGGATTCGTAGATGCACCAAGGGGAACTGCAGTACCGATCATCGCACACGGTGGAGAGATGGTAATACCTGCAGAACAGTCAGGTAGAATGGGTGGAGGTTCAAACATTAATATTGTTATAAACAATCCATCAGTTAGAAATGACTCAGATATAACAAATCTAAGAAAACAAATAGATGAAGTATTGCGACCACTATTCCAAAATGTTAAAATAATACACAGTTAAAATGACAACACTCACTCTCACAATTGGAGGAAATAATTTCTTACCACAGTATAAAACTGGGAGTGCTGTTATTACACAACAACTATATAACCAAGGGGGAACTTGTACGATGGTAATAATAAAAAAATCATTAGACAGTGCACCCATAGTAGGAAACGAACTCATATTCAAAGATGGGTCTCGTTTCTTATTTGGTGGATTTATAACAAAGGTAACACCCACAGAATACGGAATAGGAAATATGATCGAGTACCATGTCGAAGCATCTGATTATACACAACTACTAGTAAATAAATATGCACAAACAAGTTATGCAAATGCAACACTGCAGACAATTGTAAATGATATTGTAAGTAAAGGAATTGCATCATCATATGGATTAAATACAACAAATGTTGCAGTAGGACCAACAATAACAACAGTAGCATTCAACCATATATCACTTAGACAATGTTTTGAAAATCTAGCAAAACTTACCGGGTATATCTGGTGGGTAGGATATGATAAAAGTATATACTTTGTGGATCCTAACAAATCAACACTTGCACCAGAAACATTAACTGATAGTGTTAAAAATCACGAAAGAATTACAATATCAATCGACTCAACTCAAGTAAGAAATGACATCACAGTACTTGGAGGAAAACAAGAGAGTCAAAATTATACACAAACAATAAAAGGAGATGGAACTGCAAGACAGTGGTTATTGGTATATCCAGTAACTACACTCGTAAGTGTTAAATTAAACGGAGTAGTTAAAACTGTAGGAATTGAGGGAGTAGATCCAGAAGCAAATTCATATTCAATGTACGATGCAAGTCGTGGAAGTATAAGATTATCTGCTGCATCCACAGTGTTATCAACATCTGATATTTTAGAAGTAATATTCACATACCCAATACCAGTATCAATTGAAGTGCAAGGACCAGCAGAAATTGCAGCAATGAAAGCGCTAGAGGGTGGAGATGGAATACACGGATATACAATCACTGATAGTACAATTTTATCAAAAGATCAAGCAAGACAGAGAGCATTAAAAGAAATAGCAAACTATGGAAGTCCAACACTATCCGGGGAATTTGTAACAAGAACAGGACTACTGCAGACAGGATCATACTTCACACCAGGCCAGATACTAAATGTCACACTCCCAAGTTGGAATATAAACACAGCAACAAACTATACTATTCAGAGAGTGATCACAACACTAGTAGAGACAGGAAGTACCATAGAATATACATACACAGTTACATTCGGTGGAAGATTACTAGGACTTGTAGATTTCTTGCAAGCACTAGCAACGCCAGAAACTTCAGTAGATACAACTGGGGATGTTTTGCAGATACATACATTGTCAGAAGTTATGACTTTTGTAGAAGTTATATCAGTAAAAGCAAAAGATACACCACCATATAAATATGGACCATTAATATACGAGATACCGTTAACAATAGACCATACAAAAGTTGGTGGTTCAGTTGTTAAAACAAACTACGTAATATATTTAGATTTATCAAAACTCCCTAACTCATTTTTTAGTAATGTTGTAAGTGATGGAAGTACTATTGCAGTTTATAAAAGTGATGACACAACAATATGCCCTATGACATTAATGAACATAAATACAACTGCAAAAACTGGAGAGTTGTATTTTACTGGAGATATTAGTCCAACGGTCGACACAGTATTTTATTTGCATCATAATTTAATATAAATATATGACACTTTTATCTGGCTTAGTTGCCTAT